GACAACCCTTCCGGCGTGAAAAAACTCCAACCGGGTGGCAATGGTCGCAAGCTCCTTATCGACTACGACACCCTGCCTACCGACATACAGCAGGCCCTAGGCGACCCTCGCAAAGAAGGACACCTACTTGAGCGTTACTATGCCGTGAAAGACGAAACTATCCGCTTTTATACGGGTTGGAAACGTCAGGGCAAACCTCTCACCGATGAGGAGATAGACCGCTATGTTATCAATGCTACTACCTTGCAGGCTCTCGTAACCCTTGAGGGTGAACGCCTTGCCGTACGCCAATCGTTACACAAAAAAAGCCCTACCAAAGGGCTTGCACAAAGCCTCCTTACCGATGCTTTGAGTTTCAACGAAACCCTGCCACCCAGCCGTAAGCACTCCCTACCCGAAAGCCTACGCCATTTCAAAAACGCCCTCAAAGCCTTTAAAAACGATGGGCTGCTTTCAGTGATTAAAGACCCCTACGGCAAGGGCAAGCAAAACGCCCGCAAGGTAGATGAGCGTGTAATCGAAGTCCTCAAAGGCTTATTCGTAGGGCAAGATTTCAAACCTACCCCCACCGATATAGCCCGCCAATACGAGTCCTTCCTTAGCGGATATATAGAAGTCTTTAATAAAGAAACTGGCGAACTATACGCACCCGAAGAGTTCCCCGCCCTTAGCGAAAGCACCATCAAAGCCTACCTATCGGCTTGGGAAACTAAAATCGCCACCTACAGCCTCCGCTCTGGCAACCGACAAGCCTTTATGGGGCAATTTATCCCCTACGCTCAAACCGAGTTACCTACCAAAGCAGGCTCGCTCCTCTCTATTGACGACCGCCAACCGCCGTTTTGGTATGACAAAGGTAAACGCCTTTGGTTTTATATCGGCATAGATGTAGCCAGCCGCTGTATGACTGCCTTTGTCTACGGCAAAACCAAAGAAGGCATCATCTTAGAGTTTTACCGACAGCTGGTGCGCAACTATCACCAATGGGGTTTAAAACTCCCCTACGAGTTGGAGTGCGAAAGCTCCCTTAACAGCAGCTTTTTAAACACTTTCTTGCGCGAGGGCTATATGTTCCAAAAGGTGCGTGTAGAGGCTAACAATGCCCGCGGTAAGTACATAGAACGTATGTTTGGCAAGATGCGTAACAATAAAGAAAAATACGCAGAGGGTTGGATTGCACGCCCCTTTGCTAAGAGCGAAGCCAATCAAGCAGGCAAAGGAGCTACTAAAATTATCCCTTACAACGAACTGGTACAGGCACGCCTTGCCGATATAGAAGATTGGAACAACGAACCTCACGATGAGCACCCCGAAGTAAGCCGGTGGGAGTACTTCTTAAACAACCAACTCGAAAGCCTCCCCGAAACCAACTACCGCGCTATCCTGCCCCATATAGGCTACAGCGTTAAAACAAGTTGCAAACAAGGCTACATCAGCCTAAATCGCCAAAAAATGGCAATCGCCGAAGATAGCACCATACTCACCGGCGAACCCCTTATTGAGAAAATGAAACAAATAGAAGGCAAAGAGATAGAAGTTTATTGGCTCGACAGCAACGAAGGCGACCTTATCAAAGCCATAGCCTACTGCGGAGGTCGCTATATATGCGAAGTGCAACCAATGCCAAAATTCCAACGCGCACGTGCCGAGCAAACCGAAGCCGATATGGTAGCCAAAGCCCTACAAGATGCCTACACAATGACTATCGTACGCTTTGTACAACATCATAGCAAGCAAATAGCCGAAGTAGGCATCATCAACCGCGCACCCGCACGCCAACGCGCTTTCGTTATCCCAAGCCTCAAACGCTACGAAGCCACCAACACCACAGAAGTCGAAATACTCACCGATTACGACTCCTTAGACGAAGACGATAAACAAATATTGTATAACCCCAGTACCGGTACCGAGTACACCCAATCTTGGAGAAACAAATACGCTATATAATGAAAATAGAAGCCCAATTCAAACAAAAAGTACGCGAGGCTATCCTTGCCGACCGCGAAAACTACGGAGGCTCCGACACCGCCTATGCCAAACGCCTTAAACTAAGTGCAGCCATTTATTCACAAATCAAAAACGGCAAAATAGACAAAGTACTATCCGACACCCAATGGCTGGTAATTGCCCACCAGCTCGGTGTACAAGTGAACGACAATGGATGGAAAGTAGCCCGCACACAAGTCTACACCGAAATTGAAGACAACTTGCTATACTGCAAAACTTATAGCAAATCAATGATACTCGTAGACGACTGCGGTATAGGCAAAACCTTCTGCGCACGCCACATCGTAAAACAGCAGAAAAACGCCTTCTATATCGACTGCTCACAAGCCAAAACCAAACAACAATTCATTCGCTTGCTTGCCAAAACCATAGGCGTGGACGATACAGGGCGTTATGTAGATGTAAAAGCCGCTATCAAAATGTGCCTCCTCTATTTAGAGCATCCCCTTGTAGTATTAGACGAAGCTGGTGACCTTGATTACAACGCCTTCCTTGAACTCAAAGAACTATGGAACGCTACCCAAGGCGAATGCGCTTGGTATATGATGGGAGCCGATGGTTTGCGCGCCAAAATAGAAAGCGGTATCGCCCACAAAAAAGTAGGTTATGCCGAAATATTCGACCGCTTTTTCGACATCACCACTATTGTACCCCAAGGCACCGACGACCGAAAAGCCTTCTATATACAACTACTGGGCGATGTAGCCACCGTAAACGCCAAACAGCAAAGCGATGTAGATAAGTTAGTACGCAAATGCCTCAACCCAAGCGGTAAGAAAGACGCCACCGCCTCCGATATGAAACGACTCCGTTATTTAGAAAACCTTATAAAACTAAGTTAAAACAATGGCACGAATAAAAGCAATATACGGCAAACAACTACTCGAAAAAACCTATAAAACTTTTCCTTTTGAAGGCGAATGGGCACGCGCACTGGGCAACCCCGAAGTAGCAGGCTTTTGGCTCGTATACGGACGTGAAAAACAAGGAAAAACTTGGTTCTCTCTCATCCTTGCTGAGTACCTAAGCAACTACGAAACTACCCTATACGTTAGTGCCGAACAAGGCACAGGAAAAACATTCCAAGACGCCTATACACGCGCAGGGCTCAACCCCAGCAACCGCCAACTTAAAATGATACCTTACACCGAGCTCACCGAAATAGAAAACGCACTCGGCAAACAGCGAAGCCCCAAAGTAGTCATCATTGATAATACTACCGTTTACAAAGAAGAGTTCACCGCCCCCAAGTTCCGCCAATGGATGCGCAAATACAAAAACACTCTCTTTGTCATCATCTCACACGAAGAGAAAGGCGAACCCGACTTGGCTGTAGGTCGCCTTTGTAAGAAACTCGCCGAAATTGTTATCCGAGTCGAAGGACTTGCCTGCCACGTGTCAGGGCGTTGCCCTGGCGGTACCCTCGTTATCAACGAAGAGAAAGCACAACTCTATTACGACACTAATATCACCCCTAATAGCTAACACCTATGAATACAATAGCCCAACAAATCACCTATCGCCACGCCCTCGCCCGCCAATTAGAGCTCACCTACCTGCAGTACGAAAACCTCCGCTATGAGTTCTACAACGAATGGTGCACCAACCTATGCAACACCGCCATAGGTAGAGGGCTACACTTAAAAACCCTCATCACCCACGACACCCTACTCAATTGGTATGACGATCAGTGGTACAGCGAAGTGGAGAAAACCATCGAACGCCTCTACGGCAACGACATCACCCTATTCAATGCCGACGATGTCCTCCTGCTCATCACTATCTACGCAGAAAATATTTTGCAGTACTATCCCAGTGTACTCCTAAAGAAAATAACCACCCGTGCGGCTCGCACCGAACACTAAGCGAACACCAAGCGAAGACAAACCGAACACAAGATGAGAATAGAACCTAACGAAATCAGCGATTACGACTACATCAACCGCAAGCTCAGAGAGCACGCACAAGAGCTCCTCAAAACCGCCAAAAAACAAAAACGCCCTGTGCGATACCTCCCCCAAGGCATTAGCGGCGATAACGTAACTTGGTGGGCAGACCTCAAAAAATACGGCAAACTAATAACAAAATAACTATGAATAGTAGATTTTTAGCATACACCGAAGCCCTTGCCCTCGACACTTTTTTACAGATACTCACCTTCGAGCAACGGCTACAGACCTGCCAATACCGCGCAGGTAAAACCGACAAAGTACCCGCCTTAGTGCAGAAGCTACAAGACTGGACAGAGCGAAAGCGCTGGCAACCTCCCGCCTTTCGCTACGAGCCCAACACCTTAGAACTACAGTGGCAAGACGAAAACGACCAATGGCTACCCTTAGCTGCACATCCGCTATACAAAGCAGAAGTAACAGGATATTAACAAATAACAATTATCAATTATGACAGTAGATTTAACACACCTCACAGCCAACGAACTCAAAGCAGAACTACAACGCCGCGAGCAAGCCCAAAACGAAAACCGACAAGCCTACAAAGCCCTTGTCAATGAAAGCATACCACAAATCATTGGCAAGCTGCAAACCTATTCAGAGCAAATGGCAGAAGTAAAACTCCACACCTTTGAAGCCCTCAAAATCTTGTTAGACACCAAAAACGAAGTCTACGATGTCAAAGGCGACCAGCAAAGCCACACTTTCACCGATGAGCACGGCAACACCATCACCTACGGCTTCCGCGTCATCGACAATTGGGACGACACCGTTAATGCAGGCATCGAAAAAGTCCGCGATTTTATAGCTTCACTTGCCAAAGACGACAATAGTGCCCGACTTGTGAATGTCATCAACCGCCTACTCAAGAAAGACGCCAAAGGCAACCTCAAAGCCTCCCGCGTGTTAGAACTCACCCGAGTAGCCAAAGAGTTCAATAGCCCCGCCTTTACCGATGCCGTAACCATCATCTCCGAAGCCTATCGACCACAGCGTTCAGCGTTCTATATCGAAGCCAACACCATTGACGAGCAAGGCAAAAAATGCAATATCCCCCTATCGCTCTCATCGGTAGACTTCCCCCCAGGCACCGATATTAAGCACCTCTTCCCAGTACACGAAAAGTACGAAGAGCAAACAACCGCATAACACTACACTTTTAGCCGTCTCGGCGGTTAAAAGATGCTCCTCCGCCCTTAGTAAGGTCGCTGGCAATAAGAGGACGCTCTTATGAGATCCACTAAGGCGAGGAGCTTTTTAAATAACCTTTAAACACCATTTAAAAATGTATTTTATAACAGAAAAAAACAGTGAAACTGGTAAAAAGTTTCAGAAGATACACGATAAATTAAGAGCCTGCTTTGATACCCAAAAAGCATTATCTGATAAATATGGTTTTACATCTTGGAGAGAAGCCCTTTGGAAAGTAGCAGGAGGTATATCTTCAGTGATATTCCCAGAAAATACTATTGTAGACACCAAAGTATGGAAAGAAGTCAGAAATGGTGAATATATGCCGAAACTAAATACAAAAAAAGGAAAAGCTATACAAGACGACTTCAACAAAGCGGTTACTGTTAGAAAATCCGAACTCAACGCCTGCATAGGTTGGAACGAAGGTTTTAACCAAAGCATAGGGTTTAGTAGAACTAACGACAAATACTTTGGTTTTATCATTGATGATGATTGGACAGATATTATCATTCCTAACGATTGTGTCGAAGTAACAGCAACTAAGTACCGAGAACTTTTTAAATAATAATGTATGACAACCCCAATAAAACCCCATCAGATTCGTATCCTCCAAACCCTTTTAGGCAAGCGCTTTAAGGACAGAGAAGCCCGCCTACACTTTGTATGCAGCTTTATTGGCAGAGAGCTCCCCAGCACCAAAAACTTAACAGAAGATGAGTTTTTCGCCATAGCCGAGCACCTTGGCTACCATTTCGAGATGCACGCCTACTTTGATGGCCAAAACAAACAGCACCTAAAGCTATTATCCCTATGCCACGAGCTCGGTTGGCGCAATACAGCCAACCCAAAATATGCAGATATAACACGCCTTGGCAAGTGGTTTTGCAGCAGCAAAAACCCATTCAAAAAAAGTCTCCAAAACCTCACCCCTAATGAAGTCGGCAAAGTAAACAACATCTTTGAAAAAATGCTCACCCAACGCTATGAAAGAAGTTAGAAAATTAGCCAATCGGCAAATTAGCAAATTAATAGCCTGTGCAGCTCGCACTTGTTCTCACAAGCATAAAGAGCTCCGCACCCTTGCCCACTACTGCACTGTAGAAGTAACCGCCCTATTCTGTAAAGACTGTGGCGCGCAACTCACCAAAGAAGAGTGGAATGTATAACCCTTTAAACACTATTTAAAATGAAAGAAACACCTACACACTATTACTGCAATTTGGTCGGTGGCATACAAACTAAGAACAAGTTGCAAGCTCAATTCTCTTGTTTCCTCAGAGGAATGGAAGGAGAACTATACCAAGCAGAAGAGTTAAATAAAATAAAAGAGTACATCATTGAAAAAGCTAAAGAGCTCAATGAAGAGTTCCCAAGATGCAAACCGCTTAACATCTCCTTTACAAAATACTCAAGAAAAGACGGACATTACCTATGCGGGTTTGAGTTTGACAACTTTATTTTGATGCCCGCTTACTTAATTAAACTATAAAAACAAATGACTTACACTGTAACTATACACCGTACCCACTCCCTACTAAAGCTCACCTACCAAAAAGGTGAGCTTTGCAAAATAGAAATCAAAAGCGGAGGACTCAATAGCCAGCAATACCAACAGCTTGGAGCTATCCTACCCCCACAAGAGGAAGATATAGAACGCTACCAAAAGCAATGTAACGGCAGTGTGTCCTACACTAAAGACGAGCAGCAAACAGCAAGCCTTTACACCCAATTCTTAGATGAGTGGTTTGCCTTTTACAAACGTTTATATGGGTTCCCACCCAAGTTCACAGGAGCTGACGGAAAAGCCTTAAAGCAAATTATCAGCTATCTGCAACGAGTCTCCAATGATGTCGAAGCCCTTTCTACGTGGCAGTACCTACTGGGCAACTGGCAGAAAATGGATGCCTTTCACCAAAAGAATACCGATTTAAAATACATCAATTCACAACTCAACAAAATTCTACAAAATGCAAAACGAGGTAACAGTAGTGCAACCACAGCCTACAGCGATAATTTCAAGCGAGAAATTCTTGATGGTCTATGCTCCCGCTAATTGTATGAAGTATAGCTATAAGGTAGCTACTTTAGGCGAAGCAATTAACCTGTCCTCTCCCTATATTAATCAAATCAAACGAGAGCAAGGAGAGCCATTTTGTGAGAAGTTCATAATGTTGTGGTTGGTGTATTTAAATGAGATGCTAAACCTTAATAAACCAATGACTGAAAGCCAAATACGCCTTTGTTCTGCACAACTTCTTGCAGAATATGGCTACCTTAAGATAACCGAACTTACCCTCATATTCAAACGTATACTATCAGGCGAATATGGTGAGTTTTACGAGCGTCTCGGTATTGATAAGCTACTAAAGTTCTTTCGAGAGTACGATAAGGAGCGTTTTGAGTTTATAGATGAGCAGCGACAGCGAGAGCACGCCGAGTTCCGCTATCAAGAACAAAAAAATGAAACTCCTTTAGAAGACTTTAAACGCAAACTAAAAAAAGCCTATAGGATAATCTAAAACGAGCCAATTAGCGAATGTAAAATTTGCTAATTGGCTCGTTTCATTAATTTGCATAATTAGTAAATATGCCGTACTTTTGCATTGTTAAATCAACTCCTTAAAAGCAATGCCTCTAAAAATACCCCATAAAAAGCAGGGTTACCAGCGTAACCAACTCCTCCGATACAAAGCTGTAATGGACGAGTTCAACCGCCACGACTATCGCTATATGCCTATCTCGGTAATATGGCGTGAGTTTATATACCCTAAGTTCTTTATATCACGAGGTACCCTCTACAAAATTCTAAGCATAGATGTAGACAATGAATTACAAGCCTATGCCTAATTACCTGTGCAACTCGCACTAACAATTCTGCACTTCACAACTGTAATACACTTCATATTCCTGCACTCCATCATCACGCAGCGTTCTGCTCTGCAAACTTCTAATAAGTGCTGAAACATTAGGTAGCAACGACACCCCGTGTAGCTGCTGATGTATCTTTTCTATAATACCCCATATTGCCCATACCTCTTCTTTTTGTCTCCTTGGGGCCTGCATACTGCTATTACTAAGCCTCATATTAGCAATGGTTATCTTTATAGATACCTGCCCTATTTGTCGCTGTACGGGCTTCTTACTCATATCCCTACCAAGGTTAGAGAATTGCACCTGCTGCACATCAATCAGCGCGCAAGGGAATTGCACAGGCATATTAGGGCTGTAATAATATAACTGCCCCCAATTCTCATCTATGTATTTAAGGTCTGTTATCTCACTTAGTTTCTGTTGTATTTTCTCTAATAATGCTTTCATTGGTGTATGCTATTTAATGCTTCTTTTATATTGAAATCTACTATTTCGGTTACCATACGTTTTACCTCAGTATGATTACCTATAAATTGCCGCTTAGGTATTTTTAGCTTGTCACCTACCTTTTTTAAGGCGAGAGCTTTCCAGTGCTCCGCTTCTACCGAAAAAGCCCTTTGTGTTGCCCCTTTGCGCCCTTTAGCTGCTCCAATAGCTTTGTAATACATTGCCCAAAAATAACGCTTCATTTTAGCTGTTATTTCCACTTCACCGCCATTGTTTTGAATATCAGCATAAGGCACCGAACTTGTCCAGCGTACAGTAGTACCTTCAATGTTACTACGGATAGAGCGGCGCAAGGTACCTGTGCGCATCATTAGCGAGCCACGCCTATTGGGTATAAGGGTATTAGCCCACTTATCATCAAAGAATGCCTTACGCTCAAAATTGCGGTCAAACGCTTCTGTGAGCTTCACTTTTGTATCCGTTAAGATGTGATTTAAAAAGTCTTTAAACTCCATTTAAAAAAAGTTTTGTGTTTATTTGCTTGTTGTTTTGTTTTTATTTTGTACTTTTGTTGCCTAAAATACATTTTACTATGGACTTACTAAATAAATATCTCAGCAAACGTGATTACTCAGGAAGTGAGGAGGATATTTACGCCCAAGATATAGAAACCTTCTATAACTTCTCTCTACTTCATAATGAGGAAGGTCGCTTTTTAGCTCTTTTAAAAAAAGCCGATAAAGAACAAAAAAGAATTACTTATGCTACAGAACAAGATGTTTTGTGTAGTGATATTTTTGTTCACCAACTTACTCTGGTATAAAACTTCTAATCATTTGTATAGTATCTTGATATAAATCAGGCATTACCTCCCTAAAAACTTCATTACCTGCAAAGGTATTTTCAAAAGCGTGGGCAATAAACTCAGCTTCCTTCATTCCATCTATACTAAAATATCTTCTTGAGTGTCCTGAACCAAAATTACTATTCAAGGACATAAGTGTATCACTACAAGCCCCTATTTGTTCCATTAAATTATGATTATTCTCTCTCTGAGCTTCTCTCATTTTTTCATTGAGATTTCTTTGAATTTCTAAGTATCCTTTATTTCTATTTTCAGCAAAGATATTGCGATGTTTATCCATTACATCTTTTACTCTACTGTCTTGTCTCATTCCTATATGAGTGTCAATAGCGTGTCCAAATTCGTGATAAACTACCGCTTCTGCATACCAGTTGCTTTCTCGTCTTCTACTATCAATCGGTATTTTTACAAAATTACTTGTTGGTGAATAATAGGCTCCACTCATAGCTCTATATCCTATAGGTTCTCTAAAATACAAAGGTGTTTCTCTTGTTAAGCCCTCAAAAATACTCCTATTAACTGTTATATTTAACTGACTTTCATAAGTAGGAATATTAGTAGGTGTATATTCGGGTTCTTGCCTTTGTTGCACATTGTTTAACACCTGCTGTGCCTCTCCAGCTCCTACTACTTGGGTATAGGTATTATTAGGTGGAAATACCTTCTTTTCCTGCCCTGGGTTAAAGCGAAACATTTCCAGCTTATTCTTACCACTCTTGCCTATCTGGGTAGTAGCTGCCTCGCCTGCCTTTTTGGCAGTTTCTGGGTTGCTTTTGGTGTTTTCACGTGCCAATACTTCTACTGCTGTACAGCGGCAACGCCAGCCATTAGGCGGGTAGTACTCTGTCCAAAAGGCATCGTCTTTTGGCAAACATATTCCTGCCAAAGCTGCGTGGCTTTGCCTTACTCGCTCATCACCTGCGGTGCGATATTCCAACCAATAACGGCTCGTGTCGGTTTGTAGGTTAGCCCAATTAGCGGCACTTTGTGCACTTTGTACGGCAAACTGGTACTCGGCTTCTAAGTAGTTACGGTTGTAGGTGTTATTCAGCTTTAGTATCTCCTGCTCAAACTGATAATAAGGGCGCACGTTGCCCTGCTCATCTTTTAGTTTGCTACGGGCTTCGGTAAGCTGTGTATGGGTTTTGAGCCCCGAAAAGATAAATATATCTTTCTCTAAATAGGCTCTCATCTCATTAGGCACCTCGTGAGGGATAGCGGTGTTAAACACTTCAGCGGTAGCCGTAATCAGATCGCGGTAGGCTTTGTATTTGGTAAGGTCTTCAGGTTTATAGGTGCCTTTCTTATGCAAATAGTCAAACGCTTTCTTAGCCACCTTAGTAAGGTCTTTCTCCCCTCTACTTGGAAGAGGGGCAGGGGGAGAGGATGCTAATCTTGCTTCTTGGCACGCCTGACAATCGCAAGGAGCGTATTGGTTTTGTAGGTTCAGGTGTAGTGCCCCGAAATAAGTGTCGGGGCTTAGTCGAAAAAATCTAAGGAGAGTTTTTGAGGCGTGGCAGGAGCTTTGTTTCCTGTTACTTCAATGCCGAATTTTTCTTTAAGCCACTCATCAGAGACCTCTTTATAAGGCAGTATTTCCTTAGTGCGTGTCCACAGTTCGCCCAAGTCCTCTGCTTGGTCATACACGAGCGATAAGCCCTCTTCGGGGAGTACCCCAATGGCATAGAGTGCTGGTAGTACTTTGTCATTCATAAACTGCTCTACCATTGTTTGGTCGGCATCGACAAGGGCTTGCAACATATCTTGCGAGCTTACTTCTTTGCCTTTGCTGCCGTACTTTGTATCTTGCCCGATGATAGCCCCCGAAATGAGCAACGAAATATTATCACGGCACAGTTTTATGAGTCCGTTATACACTTCTCCTGTAGCGGGTACCCCATTGGTTGCCCACTCGAATTGCTCGGTTTCGTCGATAATAAACCACGCAGCAGCACCCATATCGGTCATCATCTTCTCGGCACGTGCAAGGGCTTGTTTGTCACGAGTGTTTGTTTTCATTACGCGGGGAGGTATGCCGTAAATTTCGCACAACTCCGACCAGCAGCTTTGCGCAAAGCGACTGAAAAGTATATGCGGTATTGCTTGATTGATAAGCCCTAAGTCGCCCGCCTTGCCAAAGTCTAACAGCCACGTGCCGTACTCAGAGGCATTCATATAGTCTAAGCCCTTATCATCGGTATAATCTTTTAGGATAATACCCTTTTGAGGTATTACATTTTGGCGAGGTACTAAGGCTACTTCTACATCCGAAAAAGGCACCTCATTACTGCCCGCAGGTGCTACCTGCCGATTGAGCTCTATAAGGGTATAGCCAAAGTACTCGCTGTCTAATATGTGGCTTATAATCTCATTAAACCAAACAGACTTTTGCAGTTGTCGTGTTAGCTCCTCGTGTGTCTCACCATTAGCCTTCTGTATGCTGAAGTTAGCCGAAATCGTTTTCAGCTTTCGGTTCTTTATTTGTGAAGTGGTATGCGCATCAAGCATCATATCACGCACGAGATTATAGTAGGGGAACGTTTTAGGGTTCTCTACGTTCTCTGCCATTGCCATTGCATTTTTCCACGTAAGTACATCGGCACGAGTGCGTGCCATTGCCTTGGGAACAATATTGCGGGTAGGTTGCAGGCTGTTATTACCTGCTTTCTTAGGTCTCTTATAGTTCTTATAGGGTTTCATTACTTGTATTTTCCTTTAATGTTAATACCTTTCTCAGTGATCTGTAGTACTTCGGCACTAAAGCCGTCTGCTTCTAATTGTATGCGTATATGCCTATCAAGAGCGCGGGTAATACTGCCATTCTGTGCCTGCTGAATATTACAACCTGTAATAGGCGACTCCTTCCACTCTCCTTGCTTGGAGAGCAAAAGGAACTCTACGTGTTGGGCAGTACTTTCATTAGCAACAAAGTCGCCCCCTACGACCTCCAAATCATATTCAGTTGTTACGGTTATATCTTTCATAATAATTGCCTACAGGTGTCCCCATTTATTCGTGATTGTACTTTTTACGAGAACCATATACAAAAGGGGTTATTTGCTTTTCTGTTTCCTCTGTACGAGGCACAATAGGTAGTGAACTGATATTCACCTCACCCTTAGCCAGCCTTTTAAGGTACTCTATCGCCCTGTCATAGCGTTCTTTGGCGTGATCATAGATAATATCAGCATTGCACAGATCCACAATATACCACTTCGCTACCGATAGGCAAAGGTTCACCACAAGGGCGTTTCTTTCCTCTCCTCGCTTAGCAAAGATAGCCTCCGCATCGTATCGAGGGCGACCATCCAAATACTCCTTTTTGTCATTGGTGTAGAAGTACGATTTTACCTCCTGCTCAGCAGTATCTAACGCCTGCAGTAATATACTCTCGTCCCCTTCGGTTATCTGCTCCACTTGGTAGGAGTAGATATTATTCTTTAAATCTTCTTTAACTAAAAACATATCAATAATGGTTATTAACTCTCGCCCCAAAAGCGTATTGGTTGCTACTTTGCCTGTTGCGACCTACGAGCCATTTAAAAGCACCGTGTACAGCATCGGGTCCATCATCGTGGGCACCCGAACCCTTTTCAAAGGCTAAAAACTGGTCAATAAGCACCTGCATATCCGCATTTTTCTGCTCACTATTGAACCACACATTTTTGCGTTCAAAATAGCCCGCAAGGCTCTCTATACGGTCAAACTTATCTGCCTTACTTCGTTTGTCAGCTACAATAGGGATATAGTACCCCCGTTTGTCGCCCTCTTGGTCAAAGTCGCTTACAAACTCGTCCATCGCAAAAAGTCCCTCAATCATATAACGGATATTGTAGCGGTCTAAGCGATACTTCTCATACTGGTCATACAGCCATTTAGCACAATGCGCACGGCTTTTTTGCTGCATATAGCACAGCAGTATATGAAACTCTTTGCCTGCATTGCCAACTAAAATTAAGGCTTTGTAGTCCGCATTCTCCTTATACGACAAGTCCCCATAGAAGCACAAGTTATCATACTTAGAAAGTGGCAATGCCTTTTTATACTGAACATCCTCGTACTTAAAAATAGCCCCGTCCTCAATATGTGTGTGCATATACTCCCGCATAAACGAGCGGTAGGGCATACTCTTAAACTTATTATGCCAGTACTCCGCCGAAGTCTTCTCTACCCATTCAGGAGTAAAGTCCTGCAAGTTTTTCACCGCACACACCGTAAGTATTTTAAACTCCGTTTGCGTGCTATCCTCATAACTACCCTCTTCTTTAGGAGTGTTAATCACCTCATTGAAGTACGTTTTAAGGCGGTTCGTTATCGAGTTTTTGTGGAAGTTGTTATTAGCAAATACAAAGCGTTCAGTAGCGTTGTCCTCACTGTCAAAACACCCCCATACATCTTCGGTGATATAGTCTACACTTTCCCGCATAATACGGTCATTGTGGATAGACTTCTTGCTATCCACATCATCTACCACTATATAGTCGGGGCGTTCTGCTTGCTCCCGTGCCCCTCGCGGGTTCTGCCCAAAACCAAGCGACATAAACCGAACCCCATCATTAGTAACAAACGAACCGTCCGACCAGTCCCCCACCGATGCCCGCTTTCCGTAATCATTCTGCAAGCGATTATTGTGTTCCAGCTGTGCCTGTATACCCGACAGCAGTTTCTTTGCCTTAGGTTCAGTCTCCCCCACCAAAAGCATAAAACGCAAATCACCCTTAGCAAAGTACAAATACAGCGGTATACCCATATCTATATGCACCGACTTCCCCGCCGAGCGGTACATCTCGGCAAGCAAGCGCAGTCGCTTATTATCTACTATCAGCTTAGCCAACTTAGCGTGAAACCACGCACACTTCTGTTTAGCATAGTTAGGAAAATAGTACTCAAACCAACGTACATAATCGCCCTCCAAGTTCTTAATACGAGTTGCCTTTTCCTTAGCTGTTTCGTGTATATTAACCGAAGTAGCCTTAGCAATCAGCAGGCAATGCTTGTCGTAATCGGCTAAGAGTTTAGCGTATATTTTATCGTTCTTGCTCATTTTTTACTTTTAGTTGTAAGAATTGTTTGTGATACTTGGTACATTGAGCGGCAAAGCCCGCATCCTGTTGTGATATAAACATATCCAGTTCCTTCAGCACTTTATATACAGTAGTAGGGTCTGCCTGCGTTTCACACCTATCTAAGGCAGCCATTAACTTACCCACATCCGAAGCCGAGAAAGTAGGCTCTTGCCCATTCATTACCCTAATAGTCTCAGCTTGTAGCTTCTGTTTGATAATAGTAGGCGAAGCGTGGAAGTTCAAACGCTTGTCCTCCCAATCATACTTCTTTACCCACTCACCAATAGTAGCAGCACGTACTCCGTAGAGCTCCGCCACTTCTGCTTGTGTAACCTCAATATTTTCAATGTAATATTGTTCAGCCTTAATACGTGTTTGTTCTTTTGTTTTTGCCATTTTTTTGTGGCAAAATTCCTACAAATAAGGCAATTAGAAAACAAGTTGTTCAGTCCTTGAACAACTTTGTTCAAAGGGTGAACAAAACTGTTCAGCCCTTAAACAACTATTTGCATACCCAACAGAAGCTCACGAATTTTGCCCCGAAAATGATTAACAAAAAATGAAAGCCTATGCCTAAATTTATATTGAACGATGAAGCAGTGGTCAATTCGCACGGCTTTCGGATACTTACCGCAGGAATTGACCTAACACGCTTCAAACTCAATCCTGTAATGCTTGACGGACACATTCGCAGTAATCAGACCGTAATAGGAAGCTGGAAAGACATTACCATTGAAGAGGGTAAACTTTTTGCCGAACCTTTGTTTGATATGGAAGACAAAAATGCTAAACTCATAGCAGGAAAGGTTGAACGCGGGATTATCAAAGGGGCGAGTATGGGAATATATTTTTCAGAAAAGGATTTATCATATAAAGATAATGTGGTAACCCTTACAAAGTGTATCCTTGCTGAAGTCTCTATAGTAGCCGTACCGAGTAATGCTAACGCCTTGCGCCTACATATGGACGGCAAAGAACTTACCGAAAAAGAAATAAATGAGCTATGCCTATCATTGGCAGATAAAACAATTAACACAGATAACAATATGAAGTTACAACTTACACAATTAGCCTTAGTAGCTTTAGGTATGAGCACCAGCACTAAGGAACTATCAGCAGACGAAATAGAGTCTGCTATCTTGGCACTTTCTAAAACACGAGACGAACTGAAAGAAAAACTCACTCTTTCAGAAGAACAACTTAGTGCTTTTGTAGCCAAAGAAAAAGCACAAAAAGCTGCCCTTACTACTCAAATGCTTGACGAGGCAGTAAAAAGCGGTAAAATCACTGCCGACAAACGACAAACCTTTGCCGATTTGGCAGCTAAAGACTTTGAGTTGGCAAAAGCTACATTGGAGGCTTTGCCTGCTAAAAAGAACTTTAGCACAGGAGTAACTACACCTGCAGGAACTACTGGCGTAGCTACTATGGACGATTTTCAAAAACTCTCCTTAGATGACAAATTGGCTTTCAAAAACAGCAACCCAGAAGCCTACCAAAAATTAGTAGCTTCTATTTAAAATCGTAGCACAACAAGCAATTTAAATGATATTTAAAAAACTTTTAAAACAGAATTAACTATGGCAATGAATTTTCCAGAAATATGGGAGGCACGTGTACGACAAACCCTTTCACAAGGAGCCGATGCCGACTTCTTAGACGGCGTGCAAGAACTCGATGGCGATGTAACCCAAATGGGCGAACACAACGTAATTCACATCCCCACTACCGAGTTCAAACCCGATGTACTGATTAATAACAGTACCTATCCTCTCGCTATCCAAGACTACACCGACAACGAAGTAGTGGTAAAATTGGATAAGTATCAAACAAAACCTACTAAGGTTACCGACGACCAAACCATCGGGGCAAGCTACAACAAAATTGATGCGGTTACCCGTAGCCACACCAATGAAATTAGCGTTACCAAGTATAAAAAAGCATTACACGCTATTACTCCCGACCAAAACACCGCTGCTACTCCAGTCCTAACCATTGCGGGTACTGAATGTACCTACAACGACATTGTAGCCCTCAAAGCAAAATGCGATAAAGCGGGATGGCCTCTCAAAGGTCGCCGCCTTGTCTTGTGTTACGACCACTACAACGCCCTCCTTAAAGATAGAGAACGTTTTGGTGACCAGCTTATCAACTATCACAACGGACAAACAGCCCCTGTGATTGCAGGCTTTGAAATCAAAACCTACGAACAGCACCCTCACTACAATGCCACAGGACAAAAAATCGCTTTCGACCAAGTCCCTACTGCTACCGATAAACCCGCTTCAGTAGCCTTTGTGGTAGATGCTGTGCGTAAAAAAACAGGACTTACTAAGCAGTACTATTCCGAAGCCAAACAAGATACCCAAAACCAAGCAAACCTATTGGCGTATCGCCACTACTTCATTGCTTTGCCTTTGGAGAAAAAGTACATCGCCGCTATGAAATAATGTTTAACCCAAAAGGAGGGGAAGCCTCAGAAAAGCCCCAAAGTAACTCAATTAGCACGCTTTTTTCTGCAACCTTCCCCCCTTACTAATAACAGAAACCCTATGGATACCATATTCAATGATAACCCCAATTTAGATGTAGCCTACAAAACCGCTGACGGCAAATACTTCTACACCGAAAATAGCGCACAAAACTACGCCCTCACCCTCAAAAATAAAGAAGTAAAAAAAGTAGTACGCACAGAAGAAACTACAGAAAAAGAGGAAGTGAAAAATGAGGTAATTACTGAAACACAGAAGCTTCAAACAGTAGTAACCACTGAACCCTCAGAGCCTTTAGAAAGCACTAATAGTTCAGAAGTTTCTGACAATTCAGAAAACCAAGAGTCTTCAGAAAGCACTGATAGTTCAGAAGTTTCTGACAATTCAGAAAACCAAGAGCCTTCAGAAAACTCTGATAGTTCAGAAAACTTAGACCCCTCTGAAGAGCAAAACAAACCACGTTTTGAACTCAAACCTAAAAACTTTAACAAACGCTAAACAATGAACGGAGTAAAATTCATAAGAAAAAACGGTGGCTTAGGGCGTGAGCTCGCAGGCGAAGACCATATCTCTGGGCTTATCATCTATGGTGAAACAGCCGTTGCCCCTACCTTATTGCTTTCGGTAGAGGAGCTAAATGGCAAGGGAATTTTCCCCGATACAGCTCCTGTATTGCACTATCATATAACCGAGTTCTTTCGTATCAATGAAGGAGCAAAGTTATACGTGCAATCGGTAGCAAGTGCCGACGGTAATTATACCGAAGTAAAAACCCTGCAAGCATTCGCCCAGGGCAAACTCCGACAAATCGCCGTTTGCGACTTCAAAACCGAACTATCGGGCTTAGACAACGCTCTTAGCAAGCTAAACGCCATTGGCAAGGAGTTAGCCAAACGTATCACTCCTGTAAGTCTATTGTATAGCTTTAAACTCAAAGCCGAAGATATTGCTAACCTCCCCGATTTGCACACCAAAAGTGCCGAGCTTGTGAGCGTAGTGATAGGGCAAGACGGCGCAGGACGCGGAGCCTATATCGCACAAATTACCCCTGCAGTGGGTTGTATAGGGGCTGCTCTTGGAGCTATTTCCAAAGCCAGCGTACACGAAAGCATTGGCTGGGTAGAGAAACAGAACTTAGTAACTGTTGCTTACAATAAAGGTCTTACAGGCGATACCTTGCAATCCCTTGAGTTAGATGTCCCCGCTTTAGCAGACGGTACCAAGCTTGGCAGCCTAACCCCTGCACAAGTAGAAGCCTTACACGGCAAAGGGTATATTTTCCTTACCCAATATGCAGGCAATGCAGGCACCTACTTCAATGATAGTTTCACTGCAACCGCTGCCAACAGCGACTTTGCCTACATAGAGAATAACCGCACCATCGACAAGGCTATCCGTGAACTCAACCGCGTACTTGTTCCTAAGATTTCAGGACCCGCTTATATTGACCCTGACACGGGCAATCTGCAAACAGCCACTGTATCGGCTATTAGTGCCCTTTGTGAGGAGCCTTTGGATGCTATGAAGCGCAATGGTGAGCTCAGCGGGTACAAAGTGTATATCAACCCACGCCAGCGTATTTTGCAAACCTCCAAATTAGAGGTAGTACTCAAGATTGTACCTGTAGGCACTATGCGTGAGATAGAAGTAGCTATCGGCTTTGCCCTTAGCGTATAGCAATTTAATAACCATTTAAAAGCACTTTAAAAATGTTAGAATTAGAACCCCTTATCAACGGAAGAGAATACGGATGGGCAGATATCATCTGCACTATCGGGGGCGTGCCCGTTACGGGTATTGTTGCCATAAAGTACGAAGAGGAGCAGGAGAAAGAAAACGTGTACGGTGCGGGTCGCCACCCAGTAAGTCGTGGGTATGGTAGAGTGAAGACTACTGCTTCTATCACTGTGCTTGCTTCAACGGCAATGGCACTGAAAGCTAAAGCCCCTAATGGACAGCTACACCGCATTGCGCCTTTTCCTATCACGGTGAACTATCAGCCCGATAATCAGCCCTTGGTAACCCATATCTTAAAGAATTGTGAGTTCCAAAAAACACCCTTTGAGTGGAAGGAGGGCGATATGCACAAAGAAGTAGAATTACCACTCATTGTAAGCCACGTAGTAGATAAAAGCATTTAGTGGGTAGCACCCACAGGCAATTTAAAAAGAAGTAAAAATGGAAGATAAATACACATTTGTAGAAGATAATAAAGCTGACAAGTCCGCTACTATTTGTGGGCTATCAGAAACTGAAATACAAACTCTTAAAGAGGAACACGGCGAGCTGGTACTGGTAGAAGTAGCTTCAGAAGGTAAAACCCACCAAGTGATTTTCAAAGAGCCTACCTTTAAGCAATTGGAAGTCATCACTAAAATAGCTAAGACAGACGAGGTAAAATCAGCCCAAGCCGCGTACGTTAATTGTGTAGTAAAAGCCGATGAGGCAATTGCAAACCGCGATTTATTGAAGCTAAAAGCTGTAGAAGCCTTATTGGCACGCATACAGCAAACAAAGGCTAATGCAAAAAACTTGTAGGCTCGTTGCTATCTGATAAGGATAGTGTAGAGTCTAATAACAGAGAAGAATGGAAAGCAGAGGCACTCATACGTGCCAACTTTTGGGTAGCCCCCGAAAGCCTGCAAGCCAGCCAATGGTGCAAACTCTATGCGCAAGCAATGTGGTTAGAGCATTGGCGTATGCAAAACCAAGCCGAATTATTTAAGGTACTTATGGGTGGGTAGTTTCACCCTATCGGGGTAGGTGTTGCTATATACTAAGCAAAAGAAAAATATAAACAAGCTGATGTAAATACTAACAGCCCCTACCTCGTAAAGTTTCCATAGTACAGAACTTATAACAAATACGATAAAAGATAAAGCGTAAACGAGCCAAAATAGTGCTTTCATAAGTAACAAGTTTAACACGGCAAATATACAAAATTAAAATGAATAACGCGTTTAATTTCGGAATAAATTTTAATGTGGTGGGCGGGAACGATGTGTCGGCTATATTTGTCGGTTTGTTTAAAAACATTGATATACTACAGGCTGAAATCACCCAAATAAATCAGACGCTCAATACTTTCGCTGAAAACACTACAAAAGCTATTGAGGGGGTAGCTAAAACTGTAAAAGAAAGCACCAAGTTATCTAACTTGAACTTAGAGGCACTTCTTAGCCTAACAGATAGAGCCACCACTGCTATAGCCGACCTATACGCCCCTGGTATCGCCCTTGAAAAGAACCTCGCCGAGCTTTCGGCTATTACAGGCGTTACAGGTGAGGGACTGAAAGCCATAGAACAGGCGGCACGTGATACCGCTAAAACCTTTGGTACTTCGGCAGTAGATAACGTGGAAGCCTATAAGATGATGCTTTCACAGCTTAGCCCCGATATTGCTAAGAACAGCGAGGCAATGAAGCTGATGGGCGAGAATGTAAATATCCTCTCCAAGCAAATGGGAGGCGATACCATAGCCGCTACTGATGTACTCAACACCTCGCTGAACCAGTTTGGGATAAGTATGGAAGACCCTATCAAGGCGGCAAAGGTGATGACCGAGATGATGAACGTAATGTCGGCAGCTGCCCAAAATGGCTCGGCTGAGCTCCCACAAATCAAGCAGGCATTGGAGCAGGTGGGTATGGTGGCTAAAACCACTGGGTTATCATTTGCCGAAACCAACGCCTATATTCAGCTATTAGACCAAGCAGGTAAGAAAGGTAGCGAAGGAGGGGTTGCCTTGCGCAATGTTCTGACAACCCTTTCGGAAGGTCGCTTTACCTCTAAACTCGCTGCCGATGGACTGAAAGCTGCAGGCATTAGCACCGACTATTTGGCGGATAGCAGCATACCGCTACACGAACGCCTCAAGACCTTGCGCAAGATACAAGGCGACACTGCCCTAATGACCAAGGTATTTGGCAAAGAGAATATGGCAGCTGCCATTGCCCTTATCAATACGGCAGACGAAGCTGAAGCGATGAGCAAAAGTATTGAGGGAACCAACTCGGCAGTAGAGCAAGCAGGGGTAATTATGGAGAGTACCGCAGAAAAGAATGCACGCCTTACCGCTCAAGTAGAAGACTTTAAGATTTCTATTTTCAATGCAACTAACGGGGCTTTTGGCTATGCAGGGGCTATAGGTAATATCGTAAAAGATATGACAAACCTAATACCTTTGGTGGTAGGACTTTATAATGGAATTACTTTTTTAACCAATGCCGAAAAGCGCGCTGCCCTATGGGCTGGTATTCTATCCGTAAAAACAGCCGTATGGACAGGCGTTACCAAGGCAATGGCAGTAGCACAGGGCATACTGAATGCCGTAATGAATATGAACCCTGTATTCCTTATCATCACAGGTATTGCCCTACTTATAGGCTATATTGTTACGGCTATTAAGTACTTTGATAGCTTTGGTAGTACAATGTTAGTGCTGTTAGGCCCTATAGGAATGCTCATCAGTGCTTTTATGATGATTAAGCGGCATTGGGATAGTATCGTCGAAGCCTTTAAATCAGAAGGTATATTAGGCGCGCTTAAGCGTATAGGTTTGGTGCTGTTAGATGTGATTATGCACCCCTTGCAAAAGATACTGGGTTGGGTAGCGGAGCTTACTGGCTGGCAATGGGCTACGAATGCCGCTGGCAGTGTAGAGGAGTTTCGCAAGAATATGAATTTAGTCTCTGATGAGGAGAAAGCTAACACCAAAGAAGACAATAAACCTCAAGAAGTAACGGTAGTAGAAAACAAAGACAGCTTTGACCTTACCAAAAACAAACCTACGGTACCTACCGTTGGTGGCGTGGCGGCTACTAAAACAATGAATAGCACGGGGGTAGGAGGCGACAAAGGCAAAAGTGAAAACAAAGTGCGTAACCTGAGTATCGGTAAGATGATGGATAACTTTAATGTGTATATGAATACTGAAAAAGGTATAGATAAGCAGCAGCTATTGCAAGCTGTAAGAGAAGTATTACTAACTGCTACTGCCGACTTTGCAGGGGCTAATGATTGACGAATATGATACACTTTAACTTTCAACCCCAGCCCGAAACGATTGCTAAAACGGTAGCCTTAAACTTGGCTTTTCGTTTTGGTATGCAAGCGGGCAAGCCTTTAGAGGTTAAGAAGTTTGACGGCGAGTTTGTCGCAACAAGCGACTTAGAAAACCGCCCTTGGCTTACCTCCTTGCGTATGAGTACCCACCACGAGGGCGAGCGTTACAGCTTATTATTCCCCGAAGTGATTATCTCAATAACCCAACAGCGCAACATAGTAACAACCCCTCTACAAGGGCGTGACGGCACGATTAAGGAGTATATTAGCAATGGCGACTACAACATTACCCTCGACCTCGCTATTACCGATTATGAGAATGAACCTAACGAACAAGCTGACGAGGCGTTTTTATTGCCAAAGCAGGACTACCCGCTAAGTCAGTTAGAAACCTTGCGCAAACTACTCACTACTCCCGAAGCAGTGGAAGTAGAAAGCGACTTTCTCTATGCATTCGGCATCAAGTCGGCAGTAGTAACCTCTTTCTCCTTACAGCAGGAAACGCACAGCAATCGCCAAAGCGTACAGATACAAATGCTATCGGACGAACCTTATGAGATAAAACAGATACAGCAAGACGAGTATGTTAAGATTAGCAAGTAGAATAACCATTGAGGGTGAACAACGCTGGCAGTTCACAGCAGTAGCCGAGTGTAACATTGTAGAAGATACAAGTAGCCTTACCGACACCTGTGAACTGAAGTTGCCTCGTAACATCAAATGGAAGGGGCAGGTAGCACCTGCAGGCAGTGTGAGCCACACGGGCAGTAATACAGAGATGATTTATCCGCCTATAAAAAGGGGCGACCGCATTATGGTAGAGCTCGGTTATGATGATGATTTAAAAGTACGTTTTGCGGGTTACGTGCGTTCGGTAGATGCCAAAGTGCCTATCACCATAAAATGTGAAGATGGTATGTTCCTACTCAAAACACTGAAAGCCGAACCTAAAGCCTTTAAGAACGCTACCCTCAAAGAGATAGTGGAACACCTACTCAAGGACACGAATATTGCCTACAAACTCATTGACGATAACATACACGTAGGGGCGTGGCGCATCACCCAGCCTAACGTATCGCAAGAGTTGCAGGAACTAAAGGACAAGGTAATGCTTAGTAGTTATTTTAGGTTTATTGAGGGGCAATCGGTGTTGTACATCGGCTTAGCCTACCCTATAGACAACCGAAGGAAGCTGTTTTTTAGGCACGGCAGAAACATCATCAGTGAAGACTTTACCTATAGAGAAAAAGACGATATAAGGGTACGTGTAGAGGCACAGAGTTTTAACGCCAAGCATAAGAAAATTACCTACGAATACGGCGATAAAGACGGTGAAGTAATAAAGCTCCGCATAGACGGACTAACAGAGGAGGAGTTAAAGAAGTACGCCCTACAAGCCTTAGAACGCTACAAGCAAAGTGGCTTTAAGGGCTCGTTTGAGACCTTTGGCGTACCCGAAGTAAGTAAGTGCGATATGGTGGAAATCCTTGCCTCCGACGGCAATAGTGGTACTTATTTAGTGAAAAAGAATGAGATTAGTTTTGGTACCAACGGCTACCGACAAAAGATTGAATTAGGGAATGCATTATGATAAAAGAATTGATACAGCAATTAGCCAATACGGGGCAGGAACTATACGCCAAGGTGTGCGAGGTAACCTCTGTAGATGAGGAGGCTAAAACCGCTGATGTAAGTCCCTTAGACGGCAGCTCCCCCATTAACGATGTGTATTTAGTAGTAGACTTTGAGAAGGGAGGTTTTTACCTACAACCAAAAGTAGGTTCGCTGGTATGCGTGGCTTTTATAAGCAAAGAAACAGCAATAGTAGTAGGAACCTCCGAGCTGGAGAAAGTAGAATGCATCTTGGGAGGTTTTACCCTAAAGATAAAAGACGGAAAACTGCAACTCAAAAATGAGCAAGTCGATTTTAAAACCCTTTTAAACGACCTTTTAACTGAGCTTAAAAGTGCAATTATACAGACACCCGCAGGCCCTGGCAACTTTGCCCCGAATAATGTAGCAAAGTTTGAGGAAATTAACAATAAAATAAACGCACTATGGCACTAAACAAACAAGCCTTAAAACAAGGCATTATCACCCTGCAACAAGATATGCTTACCAAGACAGAGGCAAATCCAGAAGAGTATGCCGAACGCTTAGCAAGCCTTATTTACGACTTTGTTCGTAGTGGCGAGGTAACAGTAGCACCAGGTATACAAGTAGGCACGGCAGGTACAGCCACCGCCCAAACAGGAGCTACTACAAGTGAAGGAAAAGGCACTATAAGCTAAATAAGCTAAAAAACAAATTTACAATATGACAAAACTCAACTACATCTTACAAGGCTTTGGCTTTAGGGACTCTCACGACTTCCTACGCTCATCCTTTGGTCACACTTTTTCAATGCTTTTTATAAAAATGGACGTTATACTATCAGTACTATTTGCCACCGTGCATTTTCTTTTTGGTTTCAACCATTTGTTCCTAACCGCTTATGTAGTGCTACTTATTTTTGAGTGGATCACGGGGGTACAAGCCTCCCGAAAGAGGGGCGAGAAGCACGAGAGTCGCAAGTTTGGGCGTATGCTCCTAAAAATAGCTACCTATCTTGTCCCGATCTATATACTACATACCTTCTCGGCTAATGTAGAGTTTCCAAGTCTTGGAGGCTTTGAGTTCGACCCCTTCCATTGGCTTTACTGGGTAGTACTTATAGCTATTATATGGCAACTGGTGGTGAGCCTCTTGGAGAACTTAGATTGTTTAGGCTTTCGCTTTGCTAAAGTACTGCTCAAGATTATTAATAAGAAGTTTTATAAAACCTTTGAGCTCAACGATAACGATGATAACAGTATTACATAATCAAAGCCTCCTCGACCTCGCCTTGCAACACACAGGCACGATAGAAAGCGTCTTTGAGTTTGCAGAAGCCAATGCTTTTAACATCACTGATGACGTAGTGGCGGGCAAAACCTTAGTATTACCTGCAGAAGCCTTTAGCAATAAAGATATACTAAATTATTACACCGCAAAGAACCTACAGCCCGCAACGGCTTTCACCAAAGAAGACGAACAAGTGTTTGAACGCCTTGAGGGCATCAGCATTTGGGCAATAAATCTTGATTTTATAGTAACACAACAATAACCTTAAAATAATGAATATAGAAGAGAATAAAGAATATGAAGCTTTTGTAGAAAAATTTAAACCCAAAAAGACAACTGATGACTGTTATACGCCTCCTGAAGTGTATGAGGTAGTACTGCAATATGTACGTGAAAAGTGTAATATTGAGGGGCTGAAAGTCCTCCGTCCATTCTACACTGGTGGCGACTATGAAAGTGTACAATATGATGAAAATTGTGTGGTGATTGATAATCCACCTTTCTCTATCATTTCACAGATCATTCGCTTCTATAATGCTAAAGAGGTAAAGTACTTTCTATTCGCCCCACATCTTACTTTATTCGTTACTAATCAAGATTATACGGCTATTGTTGTCAGTGCTGATATAGTATATGAAAATGGAGCTAAGGTAAAAACATCCTTTGTAACCAATATGATGGGAGATGTAAAGATATTAGGAGATGCAGAATTAAGAGAACGCCTTAAAGCGGTTTCTAATACTAATAAAAAAAAATTTCCCACCTATCAATACCCCGACAATGTAATTACTGTATCAAGGATAGCTTCTATTGTAGAGAAAGGCGAAAGCATTTGCATAACAAAAAAAGACCTAGCTTTCTGCCGACAACTTGAAAGCCAAAAAACATATAAAAAGTCGATATTTGGTTCGGGCTTCTTAGCGTCACACACTGCCACAAAAGAATTAGCCACAAAAGAATTAGCCGCAAAAGAATTAGCAACAAATAAAGAGGTTATTCATTGGGAGCTTTCAGATACCGAACTAGAAATTATTAAAAAATTAGGATGATGGCACGCACTATACAAGAAATACAAACCCTTATCCTGCAAGCCAAAGCACAAGAACCTGCTTTGAATGAGCTGAACAGCACCTCCAAAGTAGCGATTTGGCGGTTGTGGGTCTATATTATAGCCGTAGCAATATGGAGCTTAGAGAAGCTGTTCGACCAGCACAGGGCTGATATTGACAAACGCCTTGCCGAACTCAAACCCCATACCGCTCGTTGGTATCGCAGCAAAGCCCTTGCTTTTCAGTATGGGTTTGACCTATTGCCCGACAGCGATAAGTTCAACAACCAAGGACACACAGAGGAAGCTATAGAAGCCAGCAAGATAGTCAAGTACTCGGCAGTGATTGAAAGCAAAAACGAGGGGCGTCTTATTGTTAAGATAGCCACAGAACAAGGCGAGCAGTTGCAACCTATCACCGATGCCCAAAAGCAAGCCTTTGAAGCGTATTTGCAAGAAATCAAAGACGCGGGCGTACGCCTATCAGTGGTGAACTACCAACCCGATGTGCTGCACTTGCAAATGAAAATCATCTATGACCCGCTTGTATTAGATAGCAACGGACAAAGCATCATTCACGCCACTAAGCCCGTAGAAGAGACTATCAAGAGCTACCTCAAACGCCTGCCCTTCAATGGAGAATTAGTATTAGCACACCTTATTGATGCGCTACAACAAGCAGAGGGGGTGAAGATACCGCATTTAGTTCTCGCACAAAGTAAGAACATCACCAGTAGTGGCGAGTATGGGGCTTTTGAAACGATAGAGATAAGCAAAATACCCACCGCAGGTTACTTCACCATTGATAACTTTAACGATATAACCTACATTAGTAGTTAGCTTGCCCGAACACTAAGCGAACACTAACCGAAGATAAGATGACCTTAAACATTGATAAATTAGTAGTTCTTTTACTGCCAACCTTCCTGCGCAAACCGAAGCTCATAGCGTGGTTGCGTATGTTGGCTGCACCCCTGCACAAGTTGCTGTACACCTTTCAGCAAGCCCGCACAGCCGACCTCTACAACCTCGCTCATAACAGCCAAGTTTGCTACCTGCGCAAAGCTCTTAATGATGAGTTTGACAGCGAGCAGCGGCGTATCCGTATCGAGGATGGCAGGCAGAAACAAAGGTTGTATATCTATCCCCGCAGTGCTAATAAGCCACTATACTTAGGCAAAGTCTTCCTCTATCAACGAGGCGACTATATCGATGGCGGAGTAGATTTTATAGTAGTACTTCCTCAAGGTTTGGAGTACGATAGATACAAGTTAGAAGCCCTTGTGAATTTTTACAAGTTAGCAGGAAAACGTTGGACAATAGAAACTAAATAATATGAATAAGTTACATACAGAACACAATGCAGGATACCCTTTTGATGTCGGGTTCCTCGCCTTTATGCAAAATACCTACAACCTATTTAACCATTTTGGACACCTCGCTGGCAATAAGGTAATTATTTCAGGGTGTGAGGAGGTAGGCAACACTATCTCAGCAGGTACCGTCTATATCAATGGTGAGCTCTTTCCTTTTGAAGGAGGGGCTAAGGGAGATACGGTTATTATCAAAGAGGAAACCAACGAGGTAACCTTTGAGGACGGTTTTTTGCGCCCCTTAGAGACCATTCGCACAGCTGCTTTTGGTCGCTCTGTACCTGAGAAGACTTTCAATTGGGAAGACTTTAAGCGTGTGTACAATCTCCAATATTTAGGAGAAAATAAAACAGATAACACCGAGACAGAAAAACTTCTCAAACGCATTGAAAAACTCGAAAAGCAAAAGCAAGCGGTGCCTATAGGTTTAGTAGCTATATGGGGCAAGCCAGAGAATGAAATACCCGAAGGCTGGGAAGAGTATGTTCCTATGCGTGGTGTAATGCCTATTGGTCACGACCCTGAATATAGGAAAGATGAAAACGATGCTGAAGATTATCGTCTAAATGCCTTAAAACACCGAAGCGGTAAACGCTCTCATAAGCTCACTATTGAGGAGATGCCTGAGCACAAACACAATTATGGTGATATTTATTTTTCAGAAAGTGGGGGAACGGTAGTTACGCCAACTAAGTATGGTTCTAATAAATCTGACTACGATAATGGAGGCTTTGAAATGAATCGTACCTCAAAAGAAACAGGCGGTGATCAGCCTCATAACAATATGCCACCATACCGAGTTGTACAATTTATAAAGTATGTGGGCGTTTAACTAATAAGTAATAACTTAAAATTTGTAATAATATGACACCAAAAAAGACGTTAAAAAAGTGGTTTTCTAACTTTATGAAACCAGCACAAGAACATTTCGCCGCTTGGATTGACAGCTATTGGCACAAAAGCGAACAAATTCCAATGAGCAACATCGAAGGACTTAGTAGAGCCATTGAGAACACTGTCTCGGCAAAGCAGCTGCTCAACCACTTAGACGACACCAATGCCCATCGTGCCCTATTTGAAGAGTTGAAAAGGCAAATACAAGCTATTCAAACCATCTTACAGGTAGATGATGTAAACCTCGACACCCTACAAGAAATCGTTACCGAGTTAAAAGCTAACACCAAGCTACAAGAGCTCATCGACAAAAAAGTAAACAAAGAAGATGGCAAAGGCCTATCATCTAATGACTTCACCAACGAGCACAAGCAGAAGTTAGAGGAATTGCAGCCTACTGATGTATCGGGCTTATTGCCAAAAGGCGGATATGATGGCACAGGACAACAGCTGAAAGAGGCTATTGACAGACTGCAAACCAAAATGCAACAAGTAGAAACTACCTTAAGTGTAGATGACACCGCCTTTGATACCTTGCAGGAAATCGCTGCCCAAGTGAAGAGCAGCAAAAACTTAGAAACCTTGCTGACAGGCAAAGTAGATAATAAAGATACCCTTTGGTCAAGCCTCAAGAAAGCTATTTCCTTTTTTAAGCTACCCAACAAAACTAATGAGGGAGTTCAAATTGATGGTGAAAGTGTAGAGATATCGGCAGAGAGTTTAGTTAACATTAGAAATAGAGGAAGTGTTAATATCACAGGGGCTCTTGGGCAGAGAGGGGAGGCACTTAATGTGAATGAGGAAACTGTAGATATCAACTCTGAAACTACATATATTAGAGCTAAGAACTTACAACAAAGTTCTGAAGTTTATTCTCACTCAGGGAAGAAGATGAGTATTAATGCCGAAGAAGTAAGCATTAGGGCTAATAGGCTATTAGTCAATGGTGAAGATTTGTCCTCTAAGTTAAACAGTTTAGGCGATTTCAACGCAGAAGAGATTAATAGAAAGATTGAGGCAATTGAAAATACATTGATGAGTGCGGGATATATAATTCAGCAACCTTAATGACTAAAAACTATGGAAATCAGAAAACACATCATCAAATTATTTGCACTCAGTTATATAGTGCCATTTGCAGGTAAAACAAGAAGTTTTACCCGCTCCGCTAACATCATCTTACCCTTAATTCTTATCGGAGGACTTATTGTTTGTGCCGAGCTTTATAGCTGGCTTTACGTGGTATTGCCTTTGTTAGCTGTAGCTTGTTTCTTTGGCTTTGGGTATTTTCACTTTTCACCTCTTACCAAAGCTGATATACCCTTAATGGATAGCACCCAATGCTGGCAGTACCAGCAACTCTTAGGGGATAATAGCAATACACCTACACAATACAACGCCCGTTGGGTAGTATGGGTAAACCCATTGGCTATAGCTATAGCTCTTGTCTTATTATTCACTTTAATACTATAAGCAATGAAAAAAAGCACCCGCAACATCCGTTACTTAGTGGTTCACTGCTCCGCTACACCAGAGGGCAGAGACCACACTGCCAAAGACATCGACCTTTGGCACAAGCAACGTGGTTTTAATGAGATAGGTTACAACTACATCATACGCCTCGACGGCACGATTGAAGAGGGCAGAGACGTCAATAAAATCCCTGCCCACGTAGAAGGACACAACAAGGACAGCATCGGCATCTGCTACATCGGTGGCATCGACAAAAACACGTTGCAACCCAAAGACACCCGCACCGATGCCCAAAAGGAAGCCTTACAAAAGCTCCTAAAAGAGTTAAAGACTTTGTACCCACAAGCCGAAATTTTAGGACATAGAGACTTCCTAGGTGTCGCTAAAGCCTGCCCGTGTTTCAATGCAAAAGACGAATACAAAAACATTAGCAAATGAGAAAATTAACCCTATTATTATTAGCGTTCCTCGCATTAGTAGGTTGCCGTACCCGCAAGGTCGCCACTACTGAGCAACGTCAAGTACAGAAAGAGCATTTTATCCATTACAAGGATAGTTCACAGCTCTTTGCCTATGAAGGTCGCAAAACGGCCTTATCCGACCTGTCCGACCAGTCCTTTGAGCTCGAATTAGAAAGCCTAACCGACAGCGCGGGCAACCCCCGTGAACTCATCTACACCCGCATTCGTGACGGAGATAGTGAGACCATAAGGGTAACAAACGGAAAGGTTAAGCTACGTACTACAAGCACACATTCTAAGAGCCTACAGCAGGCTGATAGTACCCTTTATAATAATTCATACACTCGCATTAAATCTGAAGCGCAAAAGCACGAATACGTACAATTCAAACAGGTGAACAAACAAGTCAAAAGCAGCCCCGTAAGGCATACCCTTTGGCTATTGCTACTCGCTGTATTAGTATTTATCCTTTGGAAATATAAGCCGTTTCGGTGGAAGATTTAAACAGCTTTTAAATGAAGTTTAAACACTGCTAAAAAGGAGGACAGCAGTAAAAAAATGTCCTCCGCTTTTTAAAGGCTCTCACCCCATTTAAAAATACACCCGCAGGCTACGGAGGACATAATGTCTTCTGTTGCCTGCGGTATTGTATTTTATGGGGTGAGAGCTGCAAAAGTACAACTATTTTCCAAACTACCAAAATTCATAAATTCGTAATACAAAATGAAATCAACTTCTAATACTTGGCAACGAACGCCAATATCCTACTATGGAGGCAAGCAAACAATGTTACCCTACATTTTGCCTCTAATTCCACCTCATAAAGTATATACAGAAGCCTTTTTTGGCGGTGGTGCTGTATTTTGGGCAAAAGGGAAAGCACAAGTCGAAGTTATTAATGACTTCAATGCCAACGTTTACACATTTTACAAAGTTCTACAAAGTAATTTTACCGCACTAAAAATACTTATAGAAAGCTCTATCATTAGCCGAGAAGCCTATAAATCAGCCTTAGTTATATATCATTCTCCTTTTGCATTCAGTGAAGTACATCGCGCTTGGGCGTTTTGGTATACTACCAATTGTGGCTTCTCCTGTCAAGTAGGTAATTGTCGTATTACTACCAATGGTAAGAATGCCATTTGCCTACACAACAAAGTAGACACTTTTACAGAAGTTTATTCTGAGCGTTTGCGTGGCGTACAAATAGAAAATAATGATGCTACTGAAGTTATTGCCCTACGTGATACGCCCGACACCTTCCACTATGTAGATCCACCCTATGTAGGAGCCAAACAAGGGCATTACGGAGGTTATGAGCAAGAGCATTTTAACGAGTTATTAGCTACCCTTGCTACTCTTAAAGGTAAGTTCTTACTTAGTTCCTACCACAATGAAGAGCTAACCAAATACGTACAGCAGAACGGATGGCATCAAAAAGAAGTGTCAATGCATTTAGGCAGCAGCAATAGTACAGGAAAGAAGCGTATAGAAGTCCTTACAGCCAACTACCCTATATAATATGTATAGGCAAAAAAAACACGGATAGGCACCCAGCCTATCCGGGTT